GCTGGTACAAGTCCTGCATATCCTTGGCAGCATCCACCTCAGCGGTCACGGCTTCTGCCTTGGCTTTGCGCTTCTGCCATTTCCAGGTGAAGAACGCACCGGCACCGCCGCTGAGGAATAGCCCGATAAAACTGATGATTGAGTCCAGTGTTATCTCCATGATGGCTACAGCGTTAAGATGGTTACTATGATTGCTCCCAGTGTGGTGCCCACGATGTCAGCAGCCCAGTCGCTTTCTTCCGAGCCTTGACTCTCTATGTCGTCCCACACCTCCTTGAATACTCCCGTAAAGAACCCTGCAAACCATGCTGCTGCCATCACTCCCGACCATTCCGCACCGCACACCTTGGCGATACAGCCGGCTATCAATGACACCACCATGCAATAGGTGAAGTGTAACACTTTGTCGTTCGGCCAACTTCCGAGCCATAGCATTATTCGCTGAATCAGTTTTTTCATAATTTCATAATTTTTTGTTATTACTATATATCGGTAGTTATATGGTCGTAGGTTTACCAAGGAATTAAAACCCCGGTGGTGATGAAGACATTAAATATAGGTTATAAAATTGAATCCAATGATAAAACACAAGAGAGAAACCACCGGGGTAAGAAAATATGACTTATGCTCACCCTCACGGGTTCGCCTATGCCTCACGGCAATAAATTCTTGATATGTCGTTTGCCTACCCATACGACGACGGCAATCAGCAAGGCCCATAGTGCAATGTTTGCAAGGTGCAGCCGTGTCTGTTGCCACCACGTCAGCTCTGCCGGCACCAGCTTTTCTACAGGGTAGGGCACTGGCACGGAGTCGGTTTTCGAGATATACGTTGTGTCGTGTACCTCCTTGCTGACGTATTTCGTGTGCCAGCGGTCTATTGTCACGCTGTCTCCTTTTATCATGATCTGCACTGAGTCGTGTTGCCAGATACTGTCATGCTTCACTTTGTTTTGATACACCGTGTCGGTTTTATGTTCGATAACCGGTAAGTATTTCGTGGTGGTACATGATCCGAACAATGCGCACAGGACGAGTCCCACGATGAGCATCACGATGAATGTCACAACCTGCATACATCCTGCCTTGATTCTTTCTTCGTCACTCATCCCTTTGTAGGGGTCGTAGCCGTTGTTGCGCCACATGTCGTTGGGGTTGTTGTAATCAATTGGTGCCATAGTTATATTTTTATTAAGTTCTTACGTTGTCTATTCTTCCTTATTTGACTGTCACGGACGTAGATTAATTCTTCGTCCATTGTGTTCACGTCTTTCTTGGCTTCCGCAAACGCCTCGTGCTGCTTGCCGGTGGCCATCTCGTAGGTGATGAAGGTGCGGACGATGAAAATGCCGTCCTCCACATCACCGAGTATCACTCCGTTGTTCAGTGCTGCAAACAGATGGTCGCGGCCATTGTAGCGAACGCTGCGCCCTGCCAGTCGCTGATTGTCGAGGAATGTGCCGTTCGACTGGTTCTCGGCAAAGTGACGAATCAAGTCAAGCCCCGTCTTCTGCACGTTGCCGCGCTCGGGGTCGGCATAGCGGTCGAAGACATGCTGAAGGAACACCATCTTCCTGAACAGATGTCTGCATCCAAGATAATTGAGATACACGGTGTATCCTCGTTCCTCGCGCCTAAGTGCCAGGACGGTCAGTCCGTGGAATCGGTCATAGTTCCTGCGTGTGCAAGTGATGCCTATCAGGTAGCGGTTCTTACGTGGTGAGGTGTAGTCGAGCCACCACGTCACTGGAAACTTCTGCGTCTTCAGTGCCTTCCGTCGGTATGTGTCCGCCTGGTGGTCGAACCATCTGGCAACGTTCTCGCGGTCCTTGTCCAGTTCCGCATACACCTCCGCATGGGTCATTGATGGTACTATCATAATTCTTTTTAGTTTAAAATCGGGCGCAATGCCCGCAGGGGTTTACTCGTCTTCTATCGTCCCGTCGGGCACGTAATCGCTTCCATGCGTCACAATGATGGTCGCTATCTCGCGGCAATATTCTTCTGCCAATTCGTGTCCGTTCTCAGGTGTCACGTTCTTCAGCCGTTCTATCCACTCCGGCTTTGTCTTCTGCAAGGCATCCTCTGCCCTGAACACCGCCGGGATGATCTGCTCAGCCCAGCGGTCAATTGTTTGGGCATTGGTCATGCCCGACTTCATACGCGACTCGGCATCATTGATGCGAGCATCATGCTGCTCTCGCTGCTCATTCAGTTCATTGTTTGTCATAATTATAATTGATAATAACAAAGGGAGCAACCGATGCGCTCAGTTGCTCCCTTCGTTGGGTTAATAATCACTTATCAGCTTCTCAGGGCTTCATATTAATCCTAATTTTTTCAATTCTCTATTTAGCGTCCGCTTGCTGATGCCCATTTCTGCAGCGGTCTTGTCGATGTCGTTTCCGTTACGTTCCATCCGATTTTTCATTTCCAATTTTGCTATTTTCATAAAGTCGAACGTTTCAAGGGCTTTGCTTTCGACTGCTTCGCTATGTGCGTCCTTAGCAGTCGGTGTCAACCGTTTCAGCGGTGCCAGGTCTTGCAAGCCTGTGTCGGTGATGTCAACGGTCATGCCGAGAGCTTCGGCAATCTGCTGGATGGTGACGTAGGCCACGCTCACCAGTTCTCCCTTCTCTATGCGCCCGATGTGCTGACGGGTGAGTCCGGCACGGTCGGCGAGTTCCTGTTGGCTTATGCCCTCCATCTTGCGCAGAGCAGTGATACGCTGCCCCATGCGCTGTGCTGCTTGTTCCTTACTCATAGCCTTGCAAATACATGTAGTTACGTTCTCCGTTCTTGTTGTGCTGACTACAGATAAGCCTTGCACTGATCTCCTTTGTCACCGTCTGGATGAACACACCGTCACCGCTGCTGATGTCGTAGATGTTAAAAACCTTCTTCATAGTTCCTTATGCTTTTAGGGGTTTGACTTGTTGTGAGTGAAGTTGGCCGTTGTTACGCGGCCAGCTTCATCATCTTCTTAACCAGCTCCTTCACGTCTTCCATCATGTCGTAGTCCTCGATAATGTTGCGGATAACATTGGCAGTATGCTTGCGGTTGCCGTCCAGAGCGTAGGCGGTGATGTGGTGGCTGATTGGGGTCTGGCTGATTCCATTCTCGTCATCCTCATTGAACCACTCATTGAAAGCCTTCTCGTTGATCTCCTTCAGGGTCTTTCCGAAGTCGTCGTTTGCGCGTGCTTCCCACATTGCCATCTCCTCGTCGAGTGTCATCTTCTTGGTCTCGTTGTTGTTTGCTGTTGTCTTCATAATCTCTGTGCCCTTCCGGGTCTTGGGGTTTAATTTGTTATTTGTTTCTTTTTCTGTTGCAAAGATACAAAAATTATTTGAAATACACAAGTATTTGCGCATTTATTTCGCGTCAAAGCGCAACTTTTTATGCTTTTTCTTGTCTTTTTGCATAAGATAACCCCAAATTGTAAAGTCAGAGATTACAAATCAGCCCCTTTTTGCATAGTTTCTTATTCCGTCAAATCCTTAATAATACGTGTCGATATATTCTACTTTCACGGGGAATCGGTTTTCTTGCACTTTATCTGGTGCCCAATTGAAATCAAGCACATTCATGCAACCCTTGAACTTGTCATCTTTGCTGTGAAGTTCGGGCGCAATCAGTTTCATGATGCCTTTGTAGAATCCGAGGCTGTTTTCCTCGTCTTCATCGTCGTCTTCTGTGAATCGTTCCATACAGATAGAGAACACGCTGCCCCATTTTTCGGGCTCGTTGGCTATGATGGTAATGATGTTCGTACTATCGCCGATGTATGGCGATACGCCCGTGTAACTGCCATCATGGTAACTGTAACCATACGGCAATAGGATGTTCAAAAGTTCTTCCAGTCTCTCTTGTGGAATGAGGTCAACAGTCTCTTTTTTCGGCTGCTCTACCTCGGGTGCTGTTACTTGTTCCATAGTTTTCTTTTATTTAATTCGTTTAATTCGTGAAATTCGTGTTCACTGCTATTTTCTTAAATATGCTGCAAACATAATAACAAAAGCCAAAAGCAAAATATAAAATGATATATCCATAATTCGTGTTAATTCGTTTAATTCGTGGTTTAATGTTGTGTTCCTTCGTATCGTTCATAGAGGTCTAACGCCATGATGATGGCTTGCACGGGGTCCACCTTGCAAGAGTCGGAGTTGTTCGCCTTCACCGGGCGTTTGTTCTCGCGGTTGTCGATTTCCAGGGCGCAGTTGCCGAAGCACCAGGGCCACAGGGGGCTGGGGCTGAACGAGATGAACGGCACGGGCGCGAACATAGCCGAGTAGAGGTCGTCGGTGGGGGCGTTGAACTCGCTGTTGAGCTGGCTCACCACCTGGATATACGGCTCAGGGTTCGGGATGTTCAGCGCACTTTGGAAGTAGGCCTTCAGCGTGTTGATGGGGTCTTTGCTCTGGTATTTATCATAACCGAAGTACATGAACTGCACGCCCTTCTTGATGAGCTCGTCGAGTCGGTTGATGAAGAGTGAGGGTTGGAACACCATGCCCTCGCTGACGTGCAACCATCCCTGCTCAATCCACGTCTCATACAGCGGGCGCACGGCTGACCGCTCCAGCGTGTCCTCCTTGATCCATGCGTCGCAGTCGGCGTGGAACTGTGTGCCGCGCCCTGACGGGTGCCTACGTGCCGAGAGCCATGCTACGGTGTGAAGGTCGTCGCCCTGCGAGAAGTCCAAGCCGCCAAACGTCACCCATCCGCCTTGTGCCGTGCAATCGTCAACGAGAAGGTCGGTTTGCAACGGTCGCACCTGCTCAGCGGTTATCCATTTGGTGATGCGGTTCGACACCCACATATTAAAGTCCTTCGTCAGTACCTCCTGCTTGGTGTCCTCGGTGCCCGTTGCCGCTTCGTGGAGTCGCTCGCGGTAGTAGGTGGGCTGTACGGTGGTGCCTATCGAGCGGTTCACCTTCTTGAACAGTTCCGGGTCGTCGAGCTTCGTCAGGTCGTCGGTCAGCTCCCACTTGTCGAGCTGGAGCAGGAAGGCGCACCAGTAGTCGTCGGGGGTGCGGCGGGGCTGTCCGAGGGGGTACTGCATCTCGCTCATCAGCGATGCCTCCACCTGCTCCAACTTCGTCTTGTAGGGGCCTTCCTTGATGCGTCCGGCGGTGGTGGTGTGCAGCAGCAGCTTTTCACGACGCGGACCCGTTGAGCCCCAACACGTATCGACTGCCGCCTGCATGTCGGAGTGGGCGTTGACGTAGCCCGCCTGTCCGTGCTCGTCGGCATGTACGACCGATGCGTAGAGTCCGTCCTTCGAGGTCTTGCCAGCCGCCATGCACTTGATTTCGCCCTTCATCGGGTGACCGGGTTGCCAGTTCAGTCCGTTGCGGGTCATGCGGAAGTACTTGCCGCCCATGCGGTTCGAGCACGTGGGATCGACTTGCATGGCAAACTCGCGGATGGCTTTGTAGGCTATCTGGCTCTGCTCGCTCGAGTTGGTGCAGATGAGAGCCTGCCCGTTCACGTCGCCCAGGAATCCCACCTCGGTGAAGTCCACCGCGCCGCCCAGCTCCGTCTTGCCGCTCTTTCGGGTGAGGAACCAGTGCGCCTCCTGCGTTAGCCGACGGGTGTCCCACACCATGCCGTCGCGCACCCATTCGGTAGGCAGCAGCATGTCGCCCTCGTGGTATTCGCGCTCCATCGGCACGTCCACCTTGTAGGCGTATATTTCGAAGATGAGCCACACCTGGAACGGCATCAGCCGGACGTGCTGCGAGCCTCGCGGAGTGGAGAACCGCAGACCGCCCTTGACGTGTCGCCCGCCTTGCCACTGTCCCTCGATGGCCCGCAGCGACCGCTTCACCCGTTCGGGGTCGAGGTCGTAGGAGTCCATCAGTCGCATTTCCTTGCGGATGCCGAGCAGCTCCATGAGGTTGGCGTGGCTGGCATTGTTGGAAATTGCATCCTCGATATACGTCAGCAGTCGCTCGTCGATGCTGTTCAGTCGGTTCACGTAGTCGGGCAGTGCCTCGGTGATGTCCCGCAGGCACTGCGCCTTGGTTTGTTTAAGTTCGTCGAAGTCGGTCATAATGTTAAATGAAGAGTGAAGAGTGAAGAGTGAAGAATTTGCTACCGCTTGAATAGCGATGGCTCTGCCTGATATTCGGCCAATTTCTTTTTGAGATTCCACACACGCATTCCGAGCAGTCGCAGCAGCTTCAGTTCTTCGTCGGTGGTCAGTTGGTAGTCGTGCATCAGTTGTGCCGGCACGTTCAGACTGCATGAGCCGACGCGGTTGCCTCGCACCCTCGATTCTTCGGGATCGGCATAGATGATGAGTCCGCAGCGGTTCGGGTTGTGCTCTGTGTAGGCCGTCACCTCCGACCGCTCGTAATAGATGAATCCTGGCTTGCACTTGTAGGTGCCTTCGTAGAGCCAATGGAACACGCGCTCACCGATGCTCAGCGGCACGGCATAGTAGAAGCGCGACAGCTTGGGGTCGTCGTGCGTGTGGCTCTTCTTGAAGTCGGCCATAAAGTCCGACCATGTGCGCTTGATTTCTATCTCCACGAGCCGCTTGGTCTTGTTCATCACCAGCAAGTCGGCTTCGTGGTTAAGGAATCCCCAGTCGCAGTTGGGCACCACGATGTTATGCCGGATGAAATACGGCGCATCGGGATAGCCCGTGATGATGGTCTCTATCTGCTCCAGCGTGAGGGTTGTTTCCTTCATTTGATTTCCTCCCCGTCTTCGGTCCATTTGCGCCCGTCCTTTGTCACGATGTTGTCGTCGTCATCATACTCCCAACAGTCCTCGCAGTAGTGGCGGTCGCCAAGTTTCTTCCAGTTGCATTCGGTCAGCAGGCTCTCGGTGGCTTCTCGGTCGTCCCACCAATTCTCTTCGTCGAGCATCGCGCCGCAATGGTCGCACTCGATATTGAAAAATTCCTGTTTGCGTATCATAGTTCCTTATAAATTCGTTCAATTCGTTCAATTAATCCCGCTGTCGCGGTCTTGACTTTGCTCACGCTCGGCAATGCTCAAACACGTTTGGCATTGCCCTCGCTTACTCGCAAAGTTCGTGTTCAAAACGAAGAGAGCCGACACCCGTCAGCCCTCTTACATCTTACATCTTACATCCCCGAAGGTCATCCCTCCAGCTCCCCGCTTGGTGGGTTGTTGTTACCGCCACCGTTGCCGCCCGTCTGGGTGTTCTCGTCGTCGCTGACGGTGTTCTCGTCGGTCTCTGCCTCGGTAGTCCACGAAAGCGATGCACCCTTCACGGCAGCCGCGATGTCGTCACCGGCTTTGTAGTTCACCTTGGGTTTCATGTCGGCCAACTGGAGGTTGTCGGCGTTCTCGTCCCACTTGCCATTCACGGCGGGGTAGAGTTTGCCAAGCACGCCCAGGTCAACGATGTAACCCTGCTTGA